GCCGGAGAACCAACAGCCGGTAAAGCCCTTTGGAGTGCGTTTGATGGACAAAAAGCAATTAATAACTCCCAAGAATTAAATCAGTTTATTGATAAGATGAATGAAGAATATGGTACAAAAGTACAACATTTCCAAAGAGGTACCCCAGGTATTGTGGACTTTATGTCTGGCACATTAGCAATGTTGCATGGCAAAGAAGCAGTAATACCAGCACCAGAAGGAAACATACCAGTTGACCTTGGCGATTCATTAAAGCCATTAGAAGATCTTTTAGCCAACCTAACAAATAAAGCAGGTGGAGGAACTAATTTACTTGCTCAAGATGGTGTAAATAGTGTACAATCGAAGCAAGTGGTTTCGAAATTAGAAGAAATGGTTGGTGTACTTAAAACAATTGCAGATGGGCAACATATAGGAACATCAACAACCCAAAGGGAGTTAAAGAAATTAGGGAATAGTTTTTCCTCAGATCTTTTTAGATAATAATGAGTTGGAAAAAATATTTTTCAGTAATAAGCACAGATGGAACATTATCACCAATAAGTGGTAATACTTCTTCACAAATGAGTCCATATGATAGGGCAGAATTTGGCAAAAGAAACTACTCATCTTACCTTCCAGAAGTTTATACAGGACATCCAAACAGAGTAAACAGATATTCACAATATGATTCGATGGATGCTGATTCAGAAATTAATGCCGCATTAGATATTATTGCAGAATTTTGCACACAAATAAGCAAAGACAATCAAACTCCATTTGAAATTAAATATAATGACAATCCTACAGAACAAGAAGTATTAGTATTACGTAAAGCACTTAAACAATGGACAAGTTTAAATAAATTAGAAAAAAGAGCATTTAGGGTTTTTAGAAATTGCATCAAATATGGAGATGCATTTTTTGTTCGTGACCCAGAAACAAATGAACTATTACACGTTGATGCAACTAAAGTTGACAAAGTAATTGTAAACGAATCAGAAGGCAAGAAACCAGAACAATATGTAATAAGAGATTTAAACATTAACTTACAAAACTTAACTGCAACCGAAGTACCTAACCAAACATTATACGCAGGCGGAGCCACAGGACAAAATCAAGGCTATCAAGGATACACTGGTGTTGGTGGATCAGCAAATATGCAACCATCAGGTGGTGCATCAGGAACAGGACGTTTCCAAGAAAACTTAAATCAATATGCCATTGGTGCAGAACACGTTGTACATACATCATTAAGTGAAGGTATTGGTGAAAATTATCCATTTGGAACATCAATTCTTGAACAGGTGTTTAAGGTTTTTAAGCAAAAAGAACTATTAGAAGATGCAATTCTAATTTATAGAATACAAAGAGCACCAGAACGTAGAATATTTTACATTGATGTAGGTAATATGCCTAGTCACCTTGCTATGCAATTTGTAGAACGTGTTAAAAACGAAATACATCAAAGACGTTTACCGTCATCTTCAGGCGGTGGTACTAATATGATGGATGCCGCATACAATCCATTATCAACAAATGAAGATTATTTCTTTCCACAAACAGCAGAAGGTAGAGGATCTAAAGTTGAAACACTCCCAGGAGGCACTAACTTAGGTGAAATTGATGACTTGCGTTACTTTACTAACAAATTATACAGAGGATTGAAAATTCCTGCGGCATATTTGCCAACAGGACCGGACGATGGAGCAAATCCACAGTACAATGATGGTAGAGTTGGCACAGCATACATTCAAGAATTAAGATTTAACAAGTATTTAGAACGTTTACAAACGTTAATCTGTGACCCATTTGATTTAGAATTTAAACGTTTCTGTTTAGACAGAGGTATTAGGGTTGATTCTAGTATGTTTAAACTAAAATTTAATCCACCACAGAACTTTGCAAGTTATAGACAAACAGAGATGGACGGTGCAAGAGTGCAAGTATTTTCATCTTTAGCAGAATCACCGTTTTTATCTAAACGATTTACAATGGAACGTTTCTTAGGTATGACACAAGACGAAATTAAACGAAATCAAAAACTTTGGATGGAAGAAAACGATAAAGATACTGAAACAGATGCTGGCGAAGAGGCTATGCGTTCAGCAGGCATTACACCAGGTGGTATTGCAGGTGATCTTGGCACAGCAGAATTAGGAGATGTAGCACCAGATGAATTAGGAGAACCAGGAGAAGAAGGTCTCCCACCAGAAGGTGGTGCAGGAATGACTCCTCCAGTGGCCCCTCCAGATACTCCAGGACTATAAATACATTATGTTCTTAAAGGAAATGTTTGATATTATGGATGAACGTTATGCCGCCAGCAAAGACGACAGTATTATACGTTTTGACGACCTTAGAAAAACAAAATTAACGTTAGAACAAATTAACTCAATTAGAAAAGAACAAGAATCCAAGAAACGTGAATACACAAAAGAACTTGAAACAGTTCAGACCATGTATGCCGCCCCTCAAGAAGAAGTACCAACCATCTAATAACAATTATACATACATTAAATGAGACGTTGTTTTGTAATCGCTAACGGCGAAAGTCGTAAGAACTTTGACATTAACACATTATGGCCGTATGGCACAGTAATTGGTATCAATGCAGTTTATAGAGACAAGCCTAAACTTGATTACCTAGTAGGTGTAGACATTAAAATGATGAATGAAATAGGAGATTCTGGATATGATGACTCAGAAATTTGGACATATCCACGCACTCAAATTAAACACCAATATTTTAAACGATTTAAAGAAGATAAAGGATGGAGTTCTGGACCAACAGCAGTATGGCTTGCAATTCAAAAAGAGTTTGACGAAGTATTCATACTTGGTATGGATTTTTGTGGTGTAGAATATGAAGGAAAAACTAAATTAAGAATGAACAATATGTATAAAGGTACACCAAATTACAGAGAAGCAAAAAGAGAAGCAACATTTTCCGGAAATTGGGAAAATCAAATGAAAAGAAATTGTCAATCAAGGCCAAATACAAAATTTGTACGTATATGTTCTAAAGATGTTAATGAATTTCGTTTTGTTCCTAAGAAACTTAAAGACGTTGAAAACCTAAGTATGATATATTATGAAGACTTGGCTATGTTAATGCAACATTGGGAAAAAACCCGATAAAATAATAAAAAATCGAAAAAAACACCAATATTATCGATTTTATGTGTAAAGATTATAATTATATTACACAAACTATGGCCAATAGTAACGAATAAGGAGTACCCAAATGTCAGAGAAGTTTGAAAAATTACTAGACTTATTGGTGAACGAAGAAAAAGCGAAAGCGGAAGATTTATTCCATGAAATCGTTGTCGATAAATCCAGAGAAATATATGAAGAATTAGTATCTAATGATGCTGAAACTGAAACAATTGAAGAAAAGAAAGAAGAAGACAAAGAAGTTGACGAAACTAAAAAAGAAGATGAGTCAAAAGAAGAAGTTGATGAAAAAGCAGATCCAAAAGCGGATGAAGACAAAGAAGTCGATGAAACTAAAAAAGAAGATGAGTCAAAAGAAGAAGTTGACGAAAAAAAAGATCCCAAAGCGGATGAAGATAAAAAAGTTGACGAAACTGAAGCAATAGAAACAATTGGTGGCGATGCTACTGATGATCTAGTTGCTGATATTACTGCTGATCAAGTTGGTGGAGAGCCAGTACAAGCAGAAGAAGATATGACTCAAGATGAATTAGAAGATAAAGTCTTAGATCTTGAAGATGCTTTAGACGAATTAAAAGCAGAATTTGCCGCAATGAATGGCGATGATGAATATGGAGACGACGAAAATGGTGAACCAGAATTAGACGTTGAAATAGACCCAGAAGCAGATCCAGAAGCAGAACCAGAAATGGAATTTCCTGCTCCTGAAGAAGAAGCTGTAAGACGCCCATTCGAAGGTAAAGAAAAAACAGGTGATAAAGCACAAACTGTTGAAGAACATTTGAAAGAATATTCAGAAATGGTTAAAGCCGATATGAGTGGAGACGACGATGGTGGAGCAAAAAAATCACCAGTAGCCGCTAAAAACGATATGGGTGGAACAGCGGCTAATATTGCCAAAGGTAGTTCTGAAGAAAAAGGTGGAGC